GCCAGATGTAAGCAACATCGCCGGGGAACAGCGCCCAAGCCTCGCGCCAGTCGGCGCGGTCATCATTGGTAACCTTGCCCGTGCGCGCGGTGGAGGAGACGCCAGCCTCGTTGCGCCAGGCGGGATCGTAGCCAACCCCATAGGGCGGGTCGCTCACCATCAAATGCGGCTTCGCGCCACCGAGCAGGCGGAGAACATCGGCGCGATTGGTGGCGTCGCCACAGAGCAGCCGATGGCGACCAAGGCGCCAGAGATCGCCGGGTCGCGTGACTGGCTGCGCGGGTGGTTCCGGCGCCGGTGCGTCCGGATCACCTTGCGCGGGCGCGTCACCATTGGCGTCGATGCTGGCCAGCAAATCCTCAAGCGCTTCGGCGGAAAAGCCCAGCACCTCCAAATCCACCGAGGCATCGTCACGAATGCGCGCGATCTCCGCCGCCAGCAGTGCCTCGTCCCAGCCGGAATTGAGCGCGATCTGATTATCCGCGAGCCGCAGCGCACGCGCCTGGGGTTCAGTCAGATGCGCCAGTCGAATGGCGGGGACAGATGCCATGCCAAGCTGCTTGGCCGCCATGACGCGGCCATGGCCCGCGACCAACACGCCCGCGCCATCCACCAGGACCGGGTTCACAAAGCCAAACTCGGCTACTGAGGCGGCAATCTGCGCCACCTGCGCCGGCGAATGCGTGCGCGCATTCTCGGCATAGGGCACCAGCGCCGCGACCGGGAGGGTGATGACGGCAAGCTCAGGCTGCATCTGCCACCTCCGCCCGCGCAGCAGCGATCGCATCGTAATCGCGCCCATCAGCCGCCAGAGTCACCGGCTGATCCGGATAGAGCATCCGCCAGCGCGCAATGGCCAAATCCACATAGGCCGGTGCGAGTTCCACGCCGCGCACAACCCGACCCGTGCGTTCGCCGGCAATCAGCGTCGTGCCGCTACCGGCGAAGGGCTCAAACACCACCTCGCCCGTGTCGGTGTAGGCACGCATCAGGAAGTCCGGCAGCGCCACCGGAAACACCGCCGGATGTTCCGTCTCAATCCCGCGCCCCTTATGGCGCGTGATGCGCAGCACGGCGTCGGGAATGCGCATGTCCTGCACCGGCTGGCCGATATGCGTGTAGGCCTTCACCTCGCCATCCGCCGCACGCAGCCCGCTGCCCTTATTCGGCGTGCCGGCCCATTTGCAGGGGATGATCTTGTTCGCCTGCCGCGCCGTGCGGTTGAAGTGAAACACCAACTCGAAGGCCGGCGCCAAACGCCCGTTCCAATCGCCCGGCAATCCCGGCCCCTGGTCCCAGGTGTAGAGCCCAAACCGGCGCCAGCCCCGCGCGCGCATCCATTCCAGCCAGCCTTCCCAATAGGGCTGCCATTCATTCTCGCGATGGATCAGGCCGAGATTGATCAGCGCCTGACCATCCGGCCGCAGCGCCGCGTCCAGATGCTGGAACACGCCCTGCATCAGCGCATCCCAATCCGTCACACCGCCGGTCGTGTAGGCGCGCTGGTTCCCATAGGGCGGGCTGGTGAACAGCATCGCCGCGCGATCGCTTTCCATCACGCGCGCGACCGCCGCCGCGTCGGTGCTGTCCCCGCACAACAGCCGATGCGCGCCCAGCAGCCACAAATCACCGGGGCGAGAGACCGCCTGGCGCGGTGCCTCGGGCTCAGCATCGGCAGGATCGTCCGCATCTTCGCCAATCGCGGGCGCGGCAGGGTTCTCGGCGGTGTCCGCGGGCAGGGCCTCGGGCGCATCGCCGTCGGACACGGCCTCTCCAGCCGCCGCGAGGACGCCCGCAAGTTCATCCGCCGAGAAACCAAGCTCCACCAGGTCAATTTGCGCCGCCTGGACGCTGGCCAAAGCATCCCGCAGCAGCGCCTGGTCCCAGGTGGCGTTCTCTGCGATGCGATTATCGGCAAGCCGCAGCGCTTCCTTTTGCGCAGGTGCGAGGTGCTTCAGCACAATCACCGGAACCTTGGCGATGCCTAGCGCTTCCGCCGCCGCGAGCCGGCCATGCCCCGCGATCAGCACGCCATCCTCGTCCACCAGGAGCGGATTGGTGAAGCCGAAGGCCTGCATGCTGGCCATGATCTGCGCGAGCTGCGCCGCGTCATGCACACGCGCATTGCCGGCATGCGGGCGCAGCGAGGCGATCGCGCGGATTTGGATCCGCTCGGCCATCCAGGGAAGCGTCATGGGGGGTATCCGGGAAAGGTTGGGCGATGCTGAGGGCGCCGATAAATGTAAACCAGGTGCAAACCTGAGGGGCCGAGGTTTGCGGCTAAGCTATTGAAAGGGCGGGGCTATGGTGCAAACTGCAACCCATATTTTCGGCCTGGCGCTAGAGATGTCGAGCGCGAATGCCCCCCGCATACAAAATGCGCAGGAAGGAACCATGAGCTCAAAAGCCACAGTGGCTGATCATCTGCTGATTGGCTGACGAGCCACTAAGCTCGACGCGCCTTCTCGACGTATCACCGTCATAGCAAACTCGATTTGCGCGCCGCAATGGGGAGAATTGTAACAGAGCATCAGCATGACAATTCACCCCATTGCGTAGCACTTCAGGCCACGCGTGAGCTTGGCTGCAAGCCGAAGTGACTCGCCAAGATTGCAAGCGCAGCAATGAGAATTCCGCCTGCGAAAGGCTGTGACACGGGCCTGCCACTCCAACCGCTACGCCCCGACCATTCGCGCACCGACATCTCAAGCCCCACAACAAACCAGATGCAGGAGCCTGGCGGGCTATCGTCTCCACCAAGCGCATCCATGGCAGCAAACACACGACGACGCGCGTCAAGCTGACGGTTGGAGAGCCGATCAGCAGTTGATCCTGGCAGACGGATGAGTTGTGAGGTTGACATGCCATCCAGTGCAGCACTGCGAAATAGCGTGCGGAAAATGCAGCCTGCCTCGTGCATCTCTGGCGTGACGGTTCCGTTGGACAGCATCATGCCGAGTGTATCCACGGCGCGGCGGTGCCGGACCGGAGTGCCCGTCTCGGGATCTGCGTCGCGGATTGGTGCGCTGACATCGCCATGCTGCAGGCGCCATTTCGATGGCGCTGACAAATCGTCACGCGGCTTGGTGGGACGTTTGTCCTTGCGCTTAGCGGCCATGATTATTTCCTCCATTGCGCCGCCCCCAGCGGCGATTGGCTTCGTTGGTGATGGCTTGGCGCAGCCATGGATCGGTGATGTCATCCACCACAATGCTGGCCACGCCATGCTGGTGCCACGCGGCCGCGCGCATGGCGTTCAATTCGGTATCGTTGGTTGTGCTGCGAAGGCGCGTGAGCGGGCTCTGCGCGAGCATCGGGGCGCCGTGCAGGGTCATGCCCGGCCTCCCTCTGCGTCCGTCGCCCAAAGCAGCAGGGTCAGTGCATCGGCCTCGTTGTCATCCGCTGGCGCGAAGCCACGGGCTCGCATGGCAGCGACCATGGCCGCCTTGTCGGCATTGCCCTTGCCGGTCGCGTAGCGCTTGATCGTACCGACCGGGACGCCCTCATAGGCGATAGATTTCTGCTCGCACCAGGCTGACAGAATGGCGAGCCATCCGCCGTAGGCGTGTGAGGCATCGGTGCCGGCATGTCGGCGCACCTGCTCATAGACGATCATATCGAGGCCGCCGGCGAGGTCAGTCACTTCGTCCAGCCAGCGCCGAAAGCGGAGAAACCGCATGCCGCCACCTTCGAAGCGGCTTGGCTTGAAGGTCACGGTGCCGGAAACCGTGCCGCCAGTGTTCAGACGCAGCGCCCAGCCGGTCGTGGTGCCGAGATCGAGCGCCAGGACGGCACGTCGAGGTGCGGTGCCGACATCGCAATCGGAAATGATGGGCGGCCTGCTTGCCAGCGCCGCGGACATAGGGAGAGTCGAGAGAGCCATGATTGTCTCCTGATGGGGATGGTTGTGGTGAGGGCGGCGGCGGTGAGGTTCTTGGCGGAGCACACCGTCGCTGCCCGGCTTGGGGGATGGGGTGTTGGGAGGGTCGTGAACGCGCCCCCTGACCCCACGGGGGTGTGGTGTGCGCGCGCCTTTTTTGGCGCGCATGCACACCCCCCGTAGGGGGGTAGAAAAAACCAAATCTGCCAAACTGCTCCAAGGCATTGAATTTATGGAGTAAAAAGCAGTTTCGGGAGCAGTTTGGGAGAATTTGTTAACCGAAACTGTTTTTGGCTGGAGCCGACTGATATTGTTGAGGAAAAACAGTTTGGCAGTTTCGGCAGGTGAGCAGTTTCGGCCCGAAACTGTGCAGTTTTGGGAGCAGTTTCGGTCGATCCGAGGCCGATTTGCGAGGGTCATTCGACGCCCTCTTCGGGGTCGTGAAGAACCCACACTTCCGGGTTTTCTATCTCCAGAATGGCCTCGCTTTGGGGGCAGAGAAAATGGCTGGGTAGGACGGGAAGGGTCGCCCGTGTGATCTCTCCCGTCTCGGCGTCGACCACTTCATCTGCGGTGGCGACCACCATGTCTTTCACCACGAGGTAGCCCTTCTTGGACCTGGTGTAGGGCTGGCCAAGATCTCGTGCATCGCGGCGAAACTTGATGTAGCCCTTAGTCGCAAGCACCGTGATGCGGTCGCGGATCGTGTCCTTGCCGCCCAGCCCGCGGCTGTTCTCGAACTTCGATGAGAAGGCGTTGGCGGTGCAAAGGCGGCCAGCCTCAGCCTCCTCCGCGATAAGGTTCAGGATGACGTCGTGGCGCCGGCTGCGCTCAGCATCCAGCTTGCGGCCGATTTCCTGCCTGACCAGCCGCTCGCCGTGGCGATCAAGTTCCACCCAACGGCCACCGATCTTGTCCACCAGTAGCGGTGCGATCCCTGGCCCGTTGCGCAGCTCGACATGCAATTCGCGCCGCGTCTGTTCTTCATCCGGGCGAAACAGGATCATGCCGGAGGTATAGAACCCTCGCAGCGCGCTCGCGCCGGAGAGCGACAGGAATGGATCATCCTTCACCTGCTGCTTGCTGAGCTTCTTGGTGTGATGCGCCAGGATGACACCGGCCTCCGGCGCCACTATGTCGCGCAGTGCCTCGACGCGGCTTTGCAGAAAGAACAGCATGGCCCCGTTGTCGTTTTCGCCTTCGCCCTCGGGGCCGCCATCAAACAGGTTGCGGATCGGGTCGATGCAGATGATGTCGGGCGGCGCATCGGGGAAAGCGCTGCGGATGCCAGCGGCCACAAGTGCCACGCCTTGTTCGTCGAGCAGCATGCGAAGCTTTGGCGTGACTACCAGCGTATCGCGCGCCCTGGACAGGATGGCCGGATCAAGCCGAAGCTGCTGCAGGCGTTCACGAAGGTAGTGGTATTGGATCTCCGCCTGGAGATAGAAAACCCGCAATGGGCGCGACGCAGTAAAGCGGAGGAATGGCGCGCCGGCAGCGGCATGGATCAGCAGGCTGATCAGGAAATCTGATTTGCCGACCTTGGGCGCGCCGCCCAGCACAAGCATCCCGCCCGGCGTCAGCAGGCGCGGCCCGATCAGGTCATCAGGCATGGGCGAGGTATCATCCAGCAGGGCGCCAAGTGGGTGGGATGCGATTTCGGCTGGTAGTGACTCGGCACGCAGCGTTGCCGGCCCATTGCGCGTGACATGCCGGGCCCAAATGGCGTCAGCCTCGGCCTTGAGCCGCTCGATCGGCCATGTCGGGCGCAGACAGGCGGCGTTGTAGCCGCAGATGGCTTCCCAGCCCTCGTCCGGCGTCATGCGGCCTTCATGCACCTGGCGGATGAAATGCCCGATGGCGGCACTGGCGCCCTGAAACCGCGTCCAGGCGTCCTGGGCGCCCTCACGCACGGGTGTGGTGAGTATGGCGTCCAGCCCTGGCCTATCGGCCTGTGCGCCAGCCTGTGGCCGATCTTGGCCCGGCAGAAAGGGCATGGCCGCAACGGCCTCGGCGAAGTCGCCAAGGTCCAACTCGCGCTCGGGGTTGTGAGCGCGAATGGTGACGATGCGCTCCACGCCCGCCTTGCGATACACGGTACCTGGAACACGGATGGGCTGATGGGCGGAGCGGAAATGCGGATCGCCACCGACCTTATCGGCGATCTCACCGCGCAAGGCGCAAAGCCGCGCAAGCTCTGCCCCCTTTGCCGGTTCGGTCAGTTTCCACCAGACATGCAGCTTGGCCGCGCCTTCGGCGGTGCGCCCACCGCTTTCGACAATCAGCGTCGGTTCGCCGAGGTGCTGCAACAGGTGGGAAAACTTGGCTGCGATATCCCCGGTATCGAGATCAACCACCATGGCCTGCATTTGCAGCACATGCTCGGCGCGGGCCTGGCCATGCTCTGCGACGGTGCCGGGTATGACATAAACGGCGCTGCCTTCGCGCGCGGCCCAGGTGGCATAGGTGGCGAGCAATTCCGGCGCCGTGGCATCGGCGGGGATCCAGATATTGTGCGGCTTGATCGTCAGCCCTTGCCCCTGATCGACAAAGCCGCGCACCGGGATGAGCCCTTCGCAATAGCTGAAGGCCACCGACAGAAAGCAGGCGATCTGTTCCAGATCCGGTGCAGCAGGTGTTGGGATCGACTGCCCAGCGTCGGGAAGTCGGTCCTCCAGCACCGGCGCGGCATCGTTGAAATCATCCCAGCGCATCATGCCGGCTGCTCCCAGCAGCGCTTGGCCCGGGGGCAGAAGCGGCATTCGAAGTGATCAGAGGTCAGCGCAATGCGCGGCAGCAATTCGCCAGCGTCACTGGCCCGCAGGATACGCACCGCGCGGTCTGACATACGCTGCGCCAATTCCGCATTGAACGGCACCAGTTCGTGATGAAGTTCCGCGGTATCCTTGTTGATGGCGGTGAATAGCGCCGGGTTATCCGCAACACCTGGAATGGCCGCGTCCATATAGGCTTGGTAGATCGCGATCTGCGCGGCATAGATCGGCTTGGCGGCCGCCACGCCCTTGCTCGCGGTCTCACGCCAGGCCTTGGCGTTCATGGTCTTGCATTCCCAAAGCGCGGGAAAGGCCATGCCGGGAATATCAGGACCGCCGGCGATAACGCCATCAACATGGCCGCGAATGCGCCCACCCACGATGGAAAAGCCGAATTGCGGCGCATCCGGCTGATCGCCCTTGCGCGTGAACAGCTGAAAGCCCGCACCGCGCAGCCAGGCCACCGCCAAATCTTCCAGCACATGGCCGATGGCAAAGATGCGGAGCAGCCTGCCGTCAAAGCCAGCACCTTCATCCTTGGGCGCTTGCAGGTATTCGAATTGCAGCGCACGCTCGCAGGCATGGCCAAGGCGCGAGCCGCCCAGATAGCTGCGCGGCGCCTGGGCAGCGTTGTCCTGCTCCAGCGCGGTATCAATCGCGGCGTTGATGACAATGCCAGCTTGGCTGCGGCTATTGAAGTCCAGCATCAGAAGGGTATCTCCCCGATTGCTTGCAGGGCGCTGGCCCGCATGGCGTCCTGAAAGGCGCCGACCGCGACCTCGATCAGCGTCAGCACCTGGGCCTCGTTCAAATCGCAAAGGCGCGTGTTCCAGCCGATTTCCTGCATGGCCTCGCCCAGGTTGCGCATTGCAGCGCGCATGGCGGCTTGTTCCTGTTCGGACAGATCAACCATGGCGGGCGATCTCCGTGCCAAGCGCGACCAAAAGCCCTGGCAGGCCATGCTGCAAAACATGACTGAGGGGCGGCGCTGTTTCTGTTTGACTGGGTCGAACCAGCCAAAGCCAAGCGCCGGACGCGCGCAGACGGCGCAGGGGTATTGGGCGGCGCGCGTCATGGCTCATGCTGCCCTCGCCAGATTGGCGCCCTGCGCATTTTGGATCAGGTAGCGGATAGTGTTGCGATTGAATTTGAAGGTCAGCAGCGCCGAGGCGTGATAGCGCGTCAGGCTGTAATCGCTGCGCCGCTCGGGCTGGAGATGCGCCAATTGCCGCTCGGTCGGTGGCTCACGCAGCCAGCGGCGGCTTTTATGGGCGCTTTCATCGGTTTCGTGCTCGTTCAGCCAATCATCCGCGGCGGCAAGCGCGACCATGCGTTCACCGATCGAGAGCAGCCTTGTCTGTTCGCCCCGGGCGCCGCCCACCGCGTGCCAGGCGCCATTGAGGAAAAAGATGCCAGCCCAGCCATGAAAGCCATTGGCCAGCAGCGAAGCGTCATCGCCAAACAGGTCGCACCATTCGAAGCTGGAGCGCGAGAGCAGATCGATTTCCGTCATGATGAAATCGGACACTGGTGCTGCCGCGCGCCCGCCTGCCTCAAAGGCATGACCGCAGATCGGGCATTCCATCACGGCGATGGGGATTTCCGCCTCGCAGGACGGGCAGGTTTTGGTTGGGGCCTCACCAGTGCCGGCCTGGCTGTCCAGATCCACATCCTGTTCCAGGCAGCCATGGATTTGTGAGGAGGTGCCGAAATCCAGCACGATGCAGTCGCGCTTGATGATGCCGGGATGCTCGACCGGATCGACGGTGCGCAGCCCGCGCCCCACCATCTGGATCATGGTGGCCTTGTAGGAACTCGGCCGCAGCAGCACGACGCAGGAGGTGGGCGGATGGTCCCAGCCCTCAGTGAGCACTGCGACATTGACGATGACGCGCGCCTCGCCCGAGGCATAGGCCGCGAGTACTGCGCGGCGCTCTGCCTCGAGCATATCACCGGTGACCATGACGGTCGGCACGCCCGCCGCGTTGAAGGCTGCCGCAACATTCTCGGCGTGCGCGATGGTGGAACAGAAAGCGACGGTCTGGCGGCCCCCGGCTTTTTCCTTCCAGTGCTTGACCACCGCATCGGTCACCGGGACGGTGTCCATCACCCGGGCTACTTCATTCATGTCGAAATCATCGCCGCTGCGCCGGACATTGCGCAGTTCATCCTGCACACCGACATCAATGACGAAGGTTCGCGGTACCACGAGATGGCCGGCGGCGATCAATTCGCCGAGCCGGATCTGATCCGCCACATTGGAGAAGACCTCGCGCAGCCCGATCTTGTCGCCGCGATTGGGCGTGGCGGTCACGCCATAGATGCGGCACTCAGGGTTCTGGTCGCGGACGCGGTCAATGATGCGCCGGTAGCTTTGCGCGATGGCGTGATGGGCTTCATCAATCACCAGCAGGTCGAGCCTGGGCATGGCGTCCAGATTGGCCGCCCGAGTGAGGGTGGGCACCATGGCGAAGGTGGCCTGACCCACCCAGGATTTCTGGCTGGCATCGACCACCGAGGTGCTGATGCCGGGGTTCACGCGGCGGAATTTCGCGTGGTTCTGGAGGGTAAGTTCGTCCCGATGCGCGAGAATGGCTGCCTTGGCACCATTGCCCGAGAGATGCTCACCGACGGCGGCGGAGAGCATGATGGTCTTGCCGCAATTATGGGTGATCGTGAAATCGCCCATCAGGTAGCGGTGATCGCCATCCACAGTGAAACCGAAATAGTCACCCGGACCGACGCGATGAACGGTAAAGCCAGTCCGCAGCACGTTCTTCTTTTGCCGGCGCGGTGGCGCCTGCTTGCGAATGACCCTGTTCGGGATGGCATCTAGGTCACCGGAGATATGGACCCGGAAGTAGATCTCCCCCTGGACCTCCTTTTCACGCATGGTTGCCAGGAAGCCGAGGCTGCGCGCCATAAAGACGACATCCTTGGCAAGCTGTTGTGAGGCGCTGCAAAACTCAAAGCAGCGACCGCAGGAAAGATGGCCATCGGTATCCAAAAGCCCGGCAAGCATGGCAAGCCGCACCTTGCGCGATCCCAGGCGATACTCATCGGGCACGAATTTCTGGGTGGAAAGCTTGCCGAACAGGCCAAGCTGCCGCAGTTGATCATTCACCGCGTTTCGGCTGCTGCGATCATCCACCAAATGGTAGGTATTGGCGGCATTGTCGGGTAGCTGCTCGCACCGGATGCGGATGTCATTGGCCCGGGCAAAGCTGTAGAGTGAATCGACGATCTCAATATCGGGGGTCGTCACCGAAGTACTGCGGCGCAATCCGCCATCCCCGATCAGGACACCGAGGATATACGGGTCGAGCGAGGGTTCGGGCCGCGCCGGGAAATCAGCCGGCAGGCGGAGAAGCTTGTGCAGGTGGCGGAAAGTGTCTGAGGCGGTGAGCCAATCGCTCAGCGCAATATCAATGATCTCGCCTTCGCGGTTGTGGCCTCTGGGGCGGGGGCCTTCATCGGTGCGCACCAGGGTCAGGATATGGTCGAGATTGACGATGAAGGACTCGCCTTTGAGGGGGCGGATTTCGAACATTTCGTCATGGCCGCGATGCAACCGCAGCACGCGGC